TACCATATCGTTGAGCATATTTCATAACATTACCCATATTAAAACCAGTGCCATGACCTGCATCATAAATAAATTCTGATGCTTGAAATTTCTTTTGAGAATAATGCGCGCTGTATGTTGACATGATGTAATCAGCAATTTCATCAATATACTCATCTTCACTAAATTTAAAATTAATACGATTATCCATAGTATGCTCCAATAAAGTAATGGTCTACTATTGCAAAGAATAAACCGAGTGTGATTCCATAATATATGATTTTAGCTTTACTCATTATTTTTCCCATCTATAAAATATATGTTGATCAATTTTAGTTGTTTTTGTTTTTGTTGCTGCCCATTCTGGCTTTACGTAGTCGGCATGATAATGAGTAGCGCCATCGGTGAAGTCTGTAAGATGTCCACTATAGATCTTAAAAGCGATGGTACGAGCAAACTCATAAATGTCGAGATCAACAGTAGGAATATTGTCAGACTTCCCATCGCAGTACCAACTAAATTGACAGCGATGGCGCAATGGGACCATATTGTTTTTGTCTTTCCAAGATGGTCTTTCAGGTCCTTGTTTAATAACCTCACAATATGAGTGAGGAAAACGAGTATCATTAACACGATTGCGAGTGACAAAAGCGACACCGATCATTCCTTTCGCAGATTGATTACGTGCTTCCCAATATATATTATCAGCCAAACACTTCTGTTCTGTGTATGGTGTATGAAATGCTGAAGCTAGAGCTTCAGCGCCAAAAGCAGATTTGCCTGTAACAAGTCCACCTAAAAAAGCAATTGCGAATGCACCTAAAACATATATCTTCATGAGATGAAACTGTGCGTATATCCACTATCATACGCAAACGATGTTTTTTCTTCAACAGTATACCGCATGATGTTTCCATCTTCTAGAATTTGTTGAATAACATTATTCATGCCATCTTCAGTATGCCGAACTGTTTCCCATGTGTCACCGTCATATTCGTAAGCAGTGATAACAAACTTTTGTGAAACTTCCATAACTAACCTCTCTCTTTATTGTCTATACAGTATAGCAGGAAAATGGAGAATGTCAAGTACTTTTTTCAATTAAATCTATTTTTATTCACAAAATTCTTTTATCATTGGAAAGATTGGTTCAATTGCTTCTGCACACGCTTTAGCTAATCTGATGTGTTCTTTCTGCGTTCCATGACCTGAACGTAATCCGATGTAATGGATCCAGGACCTAATGGTACCGTTAACATACAATCTAGATTCCATGATACCTTCCGGTAAAACCGCACGAGCTTGTTCTTTAGCAATACCATTTTCGATTGCCCATTCGTAAGATTTCTTTGCTTCATTAACTACCTCCGCTTGTTTTTGTAACCAATTTAATTCTAAATCAACTCTCTGATCGCTATCCATCATATCAGTTAATTCAATACTATTTTGACGATTTTTATTATCTTGCAACCTAGCATCTTTAAATTCAAATGCCAAATCTAGCGTTGGGTCAGCATATCGCTGAGAAAATTCTTGAAACGAAAATGACCTATGTCTCAGTAACTGCCGAGCGATATCACGAGTAGTAGTTACCTCTAAGCAAGCAGACACCATTTCGAATGGGGACCAGTGTGCTTCTCGCATAAGATATCGTAATAGTTTTTCGGACGTTTCGGTGTTATCTTGGTTGGTGGGATTCGAGACACGGGCTGTATACGCAATAAGTTCTTGGACATCGTTACCGACATAAAGTTCCTCCGGTGGCTTTGAGTAGCTAATTAATCTTACTTTCATTTAAATATATCCATAACAGTTAAGTAAGCTCCATAAAGAAAGAAGCTCCAAATTACAATAAAGCCAACAATACTCATATCACAGTATCCGTATTCATCAGCAAGGCCAAGTTTCTTAAAAAGTTTATGCATCATCAAAAGTATCCCATCACAAAGTTTTCTGCACAATCTTCTGCGTAACGCTCACTATGGTCATATAAGGGTCTAGTCTCTATAAGATTGTCTGATTTATATAATTCAACATAGAAACCTTTTTCGTTTTTCATGACCATGGCTCTACGATCTGCAAACTCTTTATCTCCCCAGTAAGTACTAAGGTCTGGACCTTTATAGTTCATAGCTTGAATCCTTCGAATTTTTCTGATTTGATTTTCTCGCCGCTTGCTGATTTATCAAATACTGGTGTGTCGTCCATTAGTGTTTGTTCGTTTTCTTCTGCATCATACAATCTCATCTTAGATCTATCAACACCGATAACAAAACGTTTATGATTTGTTGGGTCGTTATATCTATTCTTCAATTGTTTGACCATCATTTGCCCCGAAGTCTCAAGTTCTTCAGTCGAGATAAGAGCGAACATGAGATCCGCCGTAGCTGGTAAGCCGAAAGATTCAGATGTATCCTCCAGACCAACATCCGAATTCCCAAAACCACTCCTAGTCGTCTGAGTAGCCGAGAAGATAGGGACATTAAACTCGACAGCAAGTCCACGAAGTTCTTCTGCAATTGCTTTAACATATGTATAAGAATTGATCGATCCTCCCATAGCTTTCATTCTAGATGATGAACAAATATTCAAATAATCGATAAAGATGATATCTGGCTCAAATGTTCGTTTTAATTTTAATTCATTTAATAATGCTCTAAAATGACCTGAATGAGCAGAACCAGTAGGATATTCTTTTACAATCAATCTACCATCAGTCTTACGAGCAACATCATTGACCTTTTCTCTGAACATATCTTTTGACAAGTTCTCAAGCTGGTCGATAGGAACGTTTAGAAGATTGGCATCAATGCGTTCTGCTATACGCTCTTCTGCCATCTCCATAGTAATATATAGAACATTTCTACCTTCTACCAAAGCGCCACTAGCAACATGACACATGAATAAAGACTTGCCAACGCCAGTACCTGCAAGGGCAATGTTAAGTGTTTTACGCGGTACACCGCCCTTTGTAATCTTGTTAAAATAATCGAGATCAAATGGAATCCTATCTTCTTCTGTGTGGTAAAAATCATAACGAGATTCGAAGTCATCAACATAGTCGTGACCCACACTGTTATCAAATGATACGCCAAGAGCTTTAGTTAGCAAATCTGGTAATGCATTCTTAGTCATGCTCTCATGTTTACCATCAATAATAGAAATAGATTCCATGATGGCAATATGAATTGCGCGGTCTTGACACCACTTCTCAGTATTGTCAAGAAGCCAATCCCCGTCAATTTCTTCGCCAGTATACAACTGAGGAATAATGTCCATTGCCATCTGAAACTGTTCATCAGACATGCCAGTTGATTCTTGCAATTCAATAGTTAGAGTTTCTGATGTTGGCAGTATGTTATATTTCGACACATACTTACCAGCTTCTTTGAATAGAGACCGATATACGCCTTGAAAGTAATCAGGCTTAATGAAAGGTAACACTTTACGCATATACTTCTCATCTGTCAGAATATTTCTTAATATTGTTTGTTCTATATTTACTTGCATATTTTACTTTCATTACGAATTTTAGTTGCTGAAATTGAATGCACAGCTTCTCCTAAATCATACTGTTTAATTGTGTAGCCGACATCACGACCGTAACCAATGTTAACTATATTTGGAACGATCATTATAACATAGTCTACATCATATGTAAACCTATTTAATTCGTTTTTGATCATTTCTTTCATAGTGACTGGCGGATATGGATTGTCTTCGCTGATGGACATACTTCTGAGCATGATAACTACTTGACCAGTTTCTGCATGCATGCTTTTGAAAAGTTCGGTATGTCCAAAATGCCATGGCTGAAATCTACCCAGCATCTGAGAAGTTGGCTTAGTGTAATCCATTATTTCGTTTTTGTTACTAATAAAGGTTTCATTGATGTGCCTGATGGACGATCATGTTTTACATCATCTTTCTTTGCAAGGTAGTTATCAATTACAAGCATCAATTGAGCATGCGTATCATCAAACCATTCTTTGACATGATAATCAACTTCATTCGCAAGTGGTGGCATGAACATCACATTTGTATCTTCATGTTCTGAATTTTGAATCGTATCCATCCAAATTGTGTAGTCTGCATCAAACTCTTTACGTGTCCAATCAAGTGGACATATAAAGTCAGCTACTACCATTTTACCAGCTAAAACACAACCATCAGCTAAATTCCTCATGCGTTCTGCAAAAGATTCAGCAAAATA